GTAAAATGGTGGCTCATCCAATCGAATCGTATTTAGTGAATTATGTGCAATATGGAGATAGTTGTTCAGCGTATAAGACAAGTCAGTTTCATGGAGGTGCGAGTTTCTTCTTGCAATGGCTGCAGGCAATAGTGGAGCAGCCGGGTTTTCAATTTAAAGGGATCTCATTTGGTGATGATCAAATTTGGGTGTTTAAATTCCCCGATGGTAGATTCCTGGTGCTGGGTCCAGATACAGTGGCAATGGATATGAGAACAGCACGACAAAATGGGTGGAGATTTCTTGGTTATATTAATAGCAAAATCCCTGACATGACCAGTTTGTACAAGAAGTTATTACTTTTGTTAACAATATTTACGTACAATCATAAAGTCCATGTCGGAGGTAGCTTTATTATATCGAAGAAAGATTCAATGGTTAGTGGAATTCCCTTAACAACTATTAGGAATATTATTAGTTCAGCGGAACAACAAGACATTTGTGAACAAATTTTCGATAGACTCAAACCTACTACCGATGATCAAATTCTCTTTTGTATGAATTCTATAGTAGAAACGATTAATAAAAATCTTGGTTTTCAAATCAAGAATTTTGAAAATGGTTTCAAAGATATGAATGAATTGAGAGAGTTGGGCATTATGTATGGTAGTTTTGCGGAAGTAGCGGAAAGAGGTTTTGCGGTGCCTTTCTTGTCGAATAGAATTGAATATTTCAAAACAAGTTTAGGAGTCAGACCAGTGTATGTACCTGTTGAAGTCGATAAATTTGCTGGATCTCTCATATGTCCTGGTGGACACGATCTTAATAATAGGTTTAGAATGCAGAGGTTATTAGGTATAACCTTTGCTGGAGCGTGGTATGATGCCGCTTTTTATGATTTTATTTGCGAACAATATTCTATTTTAGCACAATTAGAAAAGCAAGTAGATCAGTTCGAAGTGTCAAATGAGTATATGAATGAAGGGGTTAGAACATTTTTGAAAATGGTGAATGAAGATCAATCTCCTGATAGGTGGGTACCATCTAAAGGTCTACCACCTAGATATTGGATGATAGATTTTAATGCACTTACTTTTCCAGAATTTATTGCAAAGTATTCCTACAGATGTCCTAGTAATATTGTTAATCCTGACTTTCCGTCTTTGGGTGATGTTAATTATGGTGAAGATGTTGCGACATCAATTGATGCGGGTTTGGTGCCTTCAAGTGTATTACTTGATCTGGGTTTTGGAACTCCGGACGTAGTAAAATCCTTGAAGCCATCAAATGTCGATAAGTTGATACAAAATATCCACGATGACATTCAAGAGACGTTGAGCCAGAATAGTTACACTATTGCTGCAAGTGGTAAGATGAATGCTAAATCTAACGAACAAATTATTCGTAAAATGGCAGTGAGACAGGCAAAATATAAAATCAAACAATTTGTTAGCAGATCTACAGTAATTCCTAAGAAGCTTAAAATGAAGTTTGAAGCTGATGAAGATTATGGTGGGTTGCAGAATGGTATGAATGCGTATGATCCTATGGATGATGAGATGAA